AAAGGCACCTTCTACGGTATTGAGGTGAAGAGCGAGGACGGTCGCTTGCCACCCGAGCAGAAGGAGCTAGGGGACGAGATCGAACGGAATGGCGGGGTCTACATCGTGGCGCGCAGTATTGATGATGTGCAGGCGACGGGGCTTTAACTTCAGCTACAAACCGGCTACCTTCCGGCCCTCAAACTAGTTTCGGGGGAGCAAATGGCGTCAATTATCAAGGCCAGTGAAGGCATCTTAAAGCAGGCGATGTTGACCACTTTCATAATGGGAATCGCACTCATTCTTGGTGGAATCGCCCTCGTTTACCTCGGCGCAACGGGCAACACAGAATTCACTCTCTTCGACAACCAATTCAAGTCAACTAGCGTCGGTGCAGTAGGAATTTTCTGTGGCGCTGTTGTCGTTATCTTGGGACAACGGCGCTCGCTGAAATCTCTGGATCGCATTGGCGAACAGAACGGAGATCATCCGGCCCAACGATAGGCGGCCGCCGTTCAATTCGGCGCGGTTTCTTTAATGGCGTAACCAAACAATAACGACTGCCGCAAAGACGAAAATCGTCCCCAGCACTGCAATCGCGGGCCATCCGCTTGCTTCAATCTTCAACCTGCCCCAGCGAAGCGATAAGGCATGAGAACGCTCGTCGGTGGACATGGTGTGCCCCCGTGATGGACTTGTTCAAATTCAGACCGTAATGCGAACTAACATAACGCCCCCCACGTGCAAGCGAATTCGCTTCTAAAACAAAAGAGTTTTGCTAAGTGTGGTAATGCGAATAATATCAATGGCTTACGCGTTCATGAATGTGGCTTAATTCCGTAAAAGATGTATCTAAACTAAGCCCTTGCCGAGTCGTGGTATAATAAAAGCCTATGACCACTGGCCGGCCTTCCATTTTCACTAAGAAGCTTGGGTATAATATTTGTAAACGCATCGCAGAGGGGGAAAGCGTTAGGGCAATTGTTAGAGACAAGGAAATGCCATCGGCTTCGAGCATTTTTAGGTGGTTACTTGACGAAGACAAGAAAGAGTTTTGGGAGCAATACGAAAAGGCCCGCAACATCCAAGCGGAGCTGATGTTCGAAGAGTTGCTTGAGATCGCTGACGACGGCACAAATGATTGGATGCTGAGAGAGCGGGGCGACGGTTCAAATTTCACCGTCGTAGATCAGGAAGTGATCGGCCGCTCCCGCCTCCGTGTCGATACGCGCAAGTGGTATCTCTCGAAAGTGCTTCCTAAGAAATTTGGCGATAAAATTGATGTAACCAGTCTCGGTGAGCAAGTCGCCGTGGGCGGCTTCAACTTCCTCAAGAATGAAAACAATAACGCCGACGATTCGGCCAACGGTTAAGCAAGAAGCGGCGTGGAACAAGCTTCTCGATACGGTAACCCGTTTCCTTCTCTTTGGTGGCGGTGCTGGCGGCGGGAAGACCTGGCTCTATTGCGAATGGCTCCTGACGCAGTGCTATCTCTTCCCCGGCTCGCGCTGGTTCATAGGGCGCAATGAGCTAAAGCGATTGATGAACTCCACGTTCATAACGTGGGGAAAAGTCTGCGCGCACCACGGCATTCCTAAGAGCCATTGGAGCCTGGACGGAAAATACAACGTGATCCGCTTCAAGAACGGAAGCACCATCGACCTACTCGACGTGGCGTACAAGCCTACCGATCCAGATTACGAACGGTTCGGCTCGCTCGAGTACAACGGCGGCTTTGGCGAGGAAGTGAACGAGTGGCACTTCAAAGCCTTTGACGTTCTCAAATCCCGCATCGGCCGCCACAAGCTTGTCCGCGACGGCGCAGACATAACACCCTTCCCTAAGTTCGGCCTATCAGCGAACCCATCGAAGGGCTGGGTGTATCGCGTCTTCTACAAGCCGTGGAAGGAAGGAGTGCTGCCGGAAGCGTACGCGTTCATCCAAGCGCTCTTCTCCGACAATCCCTACACCGCAGAGGAATACGGGAAGCAGCTCGACGAGATCGAGAACACGGCGCTGAAGCAACGCCTGAAGGACGGCAACTGGGATTATTCGGACGATGCCGGCGCGCTTATGCGCTTCGATAACATCCGCGACGTTTTCACCAACACGATCACGAAAGACGGGCAGAAGTATCTCACCGTGGACGTAGCCCGCTATGGACGCGACAAGACGGTTCTGAATTTCTGGGATGGGTTGGAAAGCTACCGGCGCGAGCAGTACAGCGAACAAGGGACTGATAAGACCATCCAGCTCATCCGAGACTTCGCGGCTACCGAGCGCATCCCCTACTCCCACATCATCGTAGACGAGGATGGCGTTGGTGGAGGCGTGGTGGATCAAATGCCGGGCGTGAAGGGCTTTGTCGCGGCTTCCAGCCCTATTCCTACGCGCACGATGCTTCGGCGCCAGATGCTTCCGAGCGCCAATCTCACTGTTGAGGGTAAGCAGCAGATCGCAGCCTTTCAGCACCTTAAGGCTCAGTGCGCCTTCAAGCTTGCGGAATTAGTGGAAACTCATCGGATCGCCGCTAAGCCCGCAGGGGACCAGGACGAGATAGCCGAGGACTTGGCGCAGATCAGGCAGAAGGACTTCGACAAAGACGGGAAGCTGAAGGTCGTCCCTAAGGAGGAAGTCAGGGAGGCTCTGGGGCGCTCCCCGGACATTGGGGACACGTTCCTGATGCGGATGTACTTTGAGCTTTTGAAGGACGCCGGGGGACAGCAGAACGCGCCCTATGATCGATCGGTGCGGGATATGAACAGGAGGCAGTTGCCGCGCAAGATAGAGTCTCGCGGAATCTAACCTACGTTGCGCTGTCTTCTTCAGTCTCTTCGAGAATATTTTGCTCCGCCTTAGTCCGAGCGCTTTCAAGTTCGCTCAGCGCCTCAAATGCTTCCTCATCATTGTTGAAGGTGACGGCCCCGCGATGCATGATGCTATTGAAACCGTCGATTAGCGAAGTATACCGCTCCACTTTGCGGTAGAACTCGTCCATATCAGCCACTTCATCTGCCGATAGAAATCTATTGCGCTGTGATCGCAAGCTCATTGCCCATCGCAACTCTCGCCGAAGATTGATAACTTCTGCGCCGTTCTTAAAAATAAAAATATTGTAAGCTAGACGTTCTAACATACGCGTAATGCGGACACTCTTGACGCGCACCCGGTCGTGCCGTTCATTCCGTTGATGAAAAAATCGATTAAGCGTACGGAAAGCCAAATCCCTGCCATTTCAGACAAGATGTTTGCGACCATCCCGTCTTGCGTTTGGGACAATCGCGTTCCTTCGGGCCAAGTTAAGTAGAACGCTATCAAGATCACAGTGATTACGCCGAAAATGTCCAGCGCAGCCAAGTACCGGTTGTAGCGGAACAGCAGCATTGTCACCCCCATTATCCCCAGTTCGAGCGCAGCTTGCCGTATAGTTACTGTACACTTCAAGAGTGAAAGCACTCTTTGCGCGGATCGACGAACACGTTCAGCAGTACGAACAAGGCACCATCACCATTTCGGGTGATATTGAATTCTCTACATATCAAAACGTGCGGCAGATCACGCACTACATTCTCTCCAAGTATTTTAAGAAAGAGAAATCAAACGCGCCCGAAACTCGCCGCTTCCGTAACATCGGAAACTCCATCGTCGATATCGAGTGGCGCGCGAAGAACATCGACCGCAAATCGGTAGAGGCTCACGCAACGGACGGCGACGCGGAGTTCTCTCTCATTGTCACCAAGGAAGTTCAGCAATGGATGAAGGTGAACAACTTCGGCAAGACGATTGACGACTATCAGCGCAAGAAATCGGAGTACGGCTCTGTCCTTCTTAAGAAAACCGAGACTGCTGACAAGCTCATTATCGAGCCAGTGAAATGGGAGAATATCGCAGTTGACCCGCGCGACATCCGCAACGGGATGAAAGTAGAGAAGAACTATCTCACGCTCCTCGATATCAAAAAGAAGGCCGACGTCTGGACGGAAGAAACGGACGGAGTATCGTCCATTGAGTTGGCTATTGCAGCAGCTAAGAAGCAAAAAAGCTCTGACGGCGAAAAGCGCGTTGAGATTTTAGATATCGAAGGGGAGTTTGAGCATTGCGACATTTACCCAGAGGAAGAAGGTGACGAGCCTGAGAATGACACCATCGGACTGTACAACGTCATCGTCGCAGTGGTCGGGCAGAAGCGCTGGGTACTTTACAAGACGAAGCTCACCGCGAGCCGGTTCAAATACGATGTCCGCAAGGAGGTGGAAGGCCGCGACTTTGGTATGGGCGTTTGGGAGGAGTGTTTTGAGCCTCAGATTGCCACAAACGAAAATGTCCTGGACGAGCGCGAAGCTATGTCGCTTGCCGGGAAGGTATTCATCAAAACGAACAAGAAGAACCTCCCAACCGCGGCTGCGATGGTCAACGGCGAGGTGATCGATCTCGAAGCAGACGAGTTTTTCGACACCGTATCTCTTGCACCTAAAACCCTTCCGCAGTTTCAAAATATCGTCGATGCGTGGTTTCAGAACATGCAGCGCGATCAGTCGGCATATCCCGGAGTTTCGGGCGAGGAACCGAAGGCAAGCACCCCTGCCCTTTCCCTTCAGCTTCAGGCCGCACAAGGCGGTTCGATTTTCAACAAACGCCGCGACCAGGACGCCTACTGCCTCCTTGAAGTCATTATGGATTGGGTAGTGCCGTTCAACATCAAGCAGATCAATAAGCAACACGTCCTGACCGCCTCATACTCTCCCCGTGAGCTTGAGAAGGTCGACGAAGGGATTCGCAATTGGTACGAGACTCGGAACGTCGTGCACCACGTTCTTTCAGATACGCTTGTCACGCCGGAGATGCAGGCAGGCTTTCGAGCCGAGGCTGATGCCAAGCTTCAGCGGCAGGGCAGCAACCGCACCCTTAAGATTCCGAAAGGCTACATCACGTTGGAGCGCATACAGAAGAAGGTCCGCTTCGACATTACAAACGAAATGGAAGACTCGCAGCGCCGCCTCAATGCCCTTGCTACCACGTTGAGCCAGATGGAGCCGACCGACCCCGAGCGCCGGCCGATCATTCAGGAAATGATGGAAGTAGCCGGGATCTCCGCAGCATCGTTTGGCGTCGGTAGTACGGCTCCTCCAACAGCACCGAATGTAGGCACACCTTCGCCGCTTACTCCTAGCCGCGTTACGGCCGTCCTGCCGGAAGGCCAACAGGTATGAAGAAAACACTCGTTCGCTTTTCGAGGGATGGCAGTGCGGTTGGACTCTTGAATTTTAGCGTGTCAACCGACGACGAAATAAAACAGCACCTTAACGACGACGGCAAGCTTGATGGTGTGGCATTGGTGGTGAATTGGGAGACACAACAAGTTATCGGCTTGCACGAGGCACCCTTTGTATGAGCGCCCTCAAAGAATTCT